TCTCTCTTTGATTAATAATTAAACTTTCATCACTTCCTAAAGCAAAAGATATACCATCACTTCCACTTGTACCAGTTGTGGAATTTGTTATATGAAGTTGAACTGTATTACTATCTGACCCGTTTAAATGCAATTGTCTAGCTGGACTTGTTGTACCGATACCAACTAGGCCAGCAGAGGTGATACGCATACGTTCTGCACCAGCAGTACTAAAACCAATCGTATTAGTAGTAGCCCTAAACATTCCGTTGTCATTATCATTAAGGAAGTTGTATGCAGGTGTTGACGCATCTCCATTAGCAGCTTTAAATACACCATCTGCTTCAACTCTTGCTACCGATCCAAAATTAATTTTTCCATCGCTAGTTATTCTTAATCTTTCTGTAGGTGAAGCAGCACCATCAGCCGTTGTACTGAATACCAAACGACCCGGCATATCATTAGAACCCGGTGTGCCATCTACTTCTGAGCTAATTTGCGCCGCTATTGTTTGTACATCTGTTCCATCTGCGCCTGCAAAATCAATAGCACCTAATGTATCTCCTGATTGGACAACAGTTACACCGCCAACAGATCCACTTCTAGATTTTGCCAATGATAAAGATGGGCCACCAGTATTTGCAGAGTTTCTTGTTATTGCAATACCACCACTGCCACCAGTAGCTTCAATTTGTAATTTTCGTTGAATTGATCCAGCTATAGCTCTTGAACTTGTTACCCCAACAAGCAAACGCTGTGAGCTATCAACCCTAAACGATTCAGTACCACCAGTTTCAACAGAAACAGTATCAGCAGCAGGGAATCTTATCGCAGTATTAGTATCGCCAGAATGTATTATTTTATCTGGTATCGTTAAATCACTTGTAGAAGTTATAGCTCCAGTAACAGCCAAAGTACCAACAACACTGACACCTGTATCAGCAGTTAACCTTGTTGTTCCTCCAGCAGCCAGACTAACAGTATTCGTTCCACCAAATATTCCGCTATCGCTATCTCCAAAATGTATAGAAGGTGCTGAATTACTACCAGCAGTTGCAGCTAACACTCCTGTTAAAGTACCGCCAGCTAAAGCAAGATAAGTACTATTTGATGTGGAGCGTTCTGCTACTGTTACCGCATTTAATCCAGCAGGTGTTACTACTCTATTTGTAGCTGTTCCAGTTGTTGTTTCACTATTAGTTGCTAATTCAGATATACCCGAAACTGTAGTCGTAGCGGTAGGTGTTGATAAACTTCCGGGGCCAAATATTTTTACGATACTATTATCACTGGCTCGCATAAAGCCACCGATACTATTTATATTTGCGTTAAGTGCTATTTCACCGACAGCAGGTAAATCAGATGTGCTTGGAGTACTATCTTGGACAACACTATTCTTTAATTTAATTTGAATTGTCATAGTTTACCTTCGCTTAATTAAAGGATACATTAATTTAGTAAGTTCCTCCACTTATTACTGAAACATTTGCAAATTGCCCGCTTGCTTGAAGTATCAACAATTGACCTGTTTGAGGACTGTTTACTGTTACATCAGATAAATCATTTAAGCTAGAAACACTCCCTGGTCCAGATAAAGTATCAATTCTATCCCAATTATCAGGTCCAACACATAAACACCAGTCTCCAGCATCAAAACTTGTACTTGGTACAACTGCTGTTCCATTACCCGGCGTTACACATACAAAATAAGCACCAGTTAATGTGGATGTACCTGCTGGTATTGCATTAGAAACAGTAAAACCTGCTGACGTACCAAAAGCTGTAAGTGTAACTATTGTTCCGTTACTGGCATTAAATGTTCCGCAGAATCTTAAGTTTTCTTCTGCTAAACGTCCAAAACCAACAGAGAAAAAGCTGTTACCATTAAATATTCTTAGTTGTCCTGTAGATTCTTGTAACCAAAAAACACCAGTTGGTAGATCTGATATATCAGGTGAAGCTTCCTGTATGAATCCAGTAGATAAGTTTGCCAGCTTATCCATGGTGATTGCATCATTAGCCACAAAATCTGTACCAAAAGTACCTGTTGTAATTTTTGAAGTAGCTAAATCAGGGATATCACCAGCAACAAGAGTTGTTCCAGACGTTACAAAACCTTGATTATTTACAGTGACTTTTGTATGTGTACCTGCTGTCACCCCTGATGTAGCTATAGATAAAACCCCAGAACCAGATATGGCTAAAGGAGCAGAACTTGCTGGAATTGTAATGCCACCAATAGCACTGGCAGTTGCAATAGGTAAATCAGATGCTACTAAAGCAGCCGTTGATGTTATCAAACCTTGATTGTTAAAAGTAATACCTGATCTTGTTGCGCCAGTAACAGTATTATTTATTGATAATGCACCTGCACCTGTAATAGCTAAACCACCTGCTGATGCTACGCTAACACCACCAACTGCTGATGTTGTAGATATTGGCAAATCACTTGCGACTAATGCTGCTGTACCTGTTATCAATCCCTGTGCATTATATGTAATACCATTTCTTACAGATGCACCACCAGTTACCGCATTGTTAATTCCTAAATTACCTGATGCTACATTTAATGACCTATCAATATTAGATGTGTTTAATTTAGCTGCTGTAATCGTCCCATCTGTAATTTTTGTACCTGCAATTCCTGATGCTACCTTTGCATCAGTGACCGCAGAACTTGCTATGGCAGCCGTATCAACAGCGTTATCAGCTAATTCACTGGAACCAACTGCATTTGCAGCTATTTGTGTGGCAGTAATTGTATCATCAGCAATCTTGGCAGCAGTAACAGCATTATTAGCTAACTTTCCTGTAGTTATATTTAAATCTGTAATTTTTGCAGTCGTAACGGCATTTGCTGAGATAGCTGCACTATCTACTGCGTTATCAGCAAGCTCGGACGCTCCAATAGCATTTGCAGCAATATTACCAGCAGTGATTGTATCAGAAGCAATCTTTGCACCTGTTACAGCAGTATTGGCAATAGCAGCAGTATCCACTGCATTATCTGCCAATTCATTTGCAGTTACAGCATTATCAGCAATTTGTGTTGCAGTTATACTTGCACTTGTAATTTTTGCACCCGCTATATCACCATCGCTTAAATTTAATTTTGCAAAAGTAACTGTAGTATCAGATAATTTATCTCCAGTAATACTTCCAGCTAGTTTTGCATTAGTAATATTTCCATCTAAAACTTTTACAGTTGTGACTGCATTTGATTGTAGGGCGTTTGCATCAACACTTGCATCAGCTAATTCAGTACTTGTTATGGCGTTTGCATTTATTTGTGTAGCAGTAATTGCATCGTCCGCTATTTTTGCTGCGGTCACAGCGTTATCAGCTAAAGTTGCGGTAACAATTTGACCTGCTGTTAATGGATAGCTAAGTGCTGTGGCAGGTATTGACGCTGCATCTACTAATCCAAAAGCACCTTGTACAAAGTTTTTTGCAGTTATTTTTTTAGTCTCTGTTGCACTTACATCTGCAACAGCAATTGGATCTGCTGCTTGCAGTTGGGCTGAACTAAGTTCTTGTAATTGGGTTATTTGTAGATCAGCCATGTCAAATCACTTTTAAGTACATAATAAATCTTATTTTAAGGATCTTCAAGTAAAATACCATCTCCATCCTCTTGCAATATCTTATCAGTATTTTCTTGTAACAAGAACGCTGGTGGCACACCGTTATGAAGTCTTATCTCACCATTAGTTATAAATTCAATTCGTGCCTCTACCAAACCACTGGCAGGTACATTGATAGCCACATTGGTAACAACACACATTGATTGATACCAGACACTGTTTGTAGATTGACTTGGATCATTATATATATAAAATCTCCCTTCAAAATCTGCGCCCTGTTGCATCCGTACCAATAATTGACTTAGGTAAACAGCAAATTCTGGCTCTACAAAATCTGGTGTATCGTTTTGAAAATTTCTATGCTGCCAAATTGTTTGTATTGTTCCTTGTCCTGATATAAGACCATTTTCATACTGTCTTTTAAATTCTTCTCCTAAATTACTTACATCAACGGTATCTCTTGTTGTTGTGATTTCAAATTCGGTAACTTTTGCAAGCGGTCTAAATCTAGTGTTCCTGGTGCGTATTAATATATCTTTAGTTGATGATGGTGTTGTTAATGTGAGTGCATCTGATACTTCACCAGCTAAAGCAGTACCAAAAGTGTTATATAACTTTATTCCACCCATATCATCTATATGGATGTATTTTCTAAGGTCAGGAAAACTATGGCTATCTAATAATTCTAAATTACTTCCATCAACAGTTTCTATTTCAACCTGATCTCCTGTTATCAATGATCCATTAATATTTTCAACAGAAAATCTTTTTTTAGTTGTATTTACATCAGCAGGGTTTAAAGATGTTCCTATTTGTGAATTTAAGGCATCACGTTTTAACTCAATAAAACCTGTAGACCCAAAATATATAGCCATTTATAAAACAAGGCCAGTAGGTGCGCCATTAACTTCAAAACTAATATCTGCTGCTGTTACTTCTCCTACAGAATTTGTAATACTAATATTTGACGGTATTGCTTGAAATTCAATAAATCTACCAGCAGTAGAACCATCTTTTATTTTTAATTTAAATGTCATGGCAGTGCTTTCTGCATTGGCACCATCGCCTGACGCACTAACAACTTTCATACTATTGCCAAATAATGTACTAAGCTGACCAGCACCACCACCAGCAGTGTCTTGATAATAATAAACGCTTGCACTTCCTGTATAACTTCTTGTGCCATGGATGATAGTTCTATCCGTATCTTCTAATGAAACAGTTTCTAATACTGCTTGGTTAAAAGTGAAAGACCATGATCTGACTTTGGCAACTTTCGTACCATCTATCAGTAATTCGCCTTCTTTACCAGAATAAAAGCCAGCCATCGTTTTAGTTTAATTTTAAGTACATTCTAGTCCCCATCGAGGCAAGCGACAAATTTACATTGAACATTAGATCTGTTAGGTCTGACACTTGTAACGGTAGGTGGACCATCATATCTATATCTTAACCCTAAAGGTTCAGCAGCAAAATAAGCAGCAAGATTTCCTAATGAATTATCAGAGGGTAACCGTCCATCTCCACTAATACCTGTTAAACCTGAGTCTTTATTGAAACTTACAAAATTATATTCAGAGTTAACTTGTCTATAATTTTCTAAAATTTCAAAAGCTTGTGAGTCTAAAATATTTGTAAAATTTAATGTTAACTTTGCATCTACTTGTTTATCACCATATCTAAGTACAGTTTTAGCACCATTTTGTGCAACAAATTCTGTTTGTGGATAAGTTCCAGGTGTAAAGCTTCTTGATGAAGGTTTTATGTTAGGAAAATTTACGTCAATTGCC